GATCCAGACCTGACGCACCCCTTTTGCGTCGGGTCTGCGTCGGGTTGTGCGACGGGTCCATCTCATCAGAGTTCCCCCACTTTTTGGCGCCTCATTTCCGAGACCTTTTCCAGGTTGACCACGAAAGCGTTGCGCTTGTGCCCTCGTCGCGGACTAGGTAGCATGTCCTCTGATAACACACCTTCTTTGACCCATGCGGCGATGATCGTGGATGCTTGGGCGTCCGTTCTGCAGTGGCTGTTTGTCAGAACGCGGCCCGCCCAATCATCACCGGCCTGCTTGGCTGTTGCCCATGCGTACCCGTCCTTGGTGCCTGCGTGGATGGCGTCAATCGCCGCCACGCAGTCGGCCATCGAAAGCCCATCAAACGGGCTTGGTGGAACCCACGGCAAACACGCGGCTACGGTTTCTCCATTGGCTATTTCGTATCCTGCCAATCTCCACCATTCTGCATCTTGTGACGGAGCGTAGTTCGATTTTGCCCCATCTATGCGGAAGTGAGCCCGGCGGCTTTCCGGAGGGATGCTCAGACGATCGGCTTCTTCCTGGCTCATGGTAGAAAGCGTGAGGGCCACCCGCACCGCGCCCCCGACCGCTGACGCGCCTCTCATCCGGTCCATGTCTCCAGGAGCGGAGTTGCCCTTTCGGTCATGGTGCAGGATCAATATGGCAATCCCGAGCCGCTTGGCCATAGCGCGAAAGGCTGCGATTACGGCGCGCATGGCAGTGTTGTCGTTTTCCTCTGCATTGTGCAGTTCTGCCAAGGGATCGCAGATCAAAACATCCACGAGATGATTTTTCGCCAGTTTTTCGAGTTCGTCCATCGCTGGCGTAGGGAATATCCTGCCGTTGTTTGGATCGCGCTCAAAGAGCGTCCCGACATCATGCGGACCGCATCGGATTATACGCCCTGCCATCGTGCTTAGTGGCATACGCCTAGCAATCGCGGCGGCTGCATATCTGCGTCGCTGCTCGTCTTGATCGTCTTCTACGTTGTAGTTGATCACCTTGAACGCATCGCGCGGATGAAAAGCACCTAAAGGCTTTCCGTCAGCTAGAGCGATGGACCACGCGACCACTAGCGAAGATTTCCCGCCGGCGCCTTGGCCGGATAGCACTGACACGCTGCCTCGCATCAAATACCCGGGGACAATCCATGGGCGAGGCGGTATCGCGGCGGGGTCGGGCTCGTCTTCGTCCACCCATAACGGCGGGACGCTAAGGGGCGCCGGCAAAATCTCGCCCGTCTCCGGGTCTATCGTCTCGCCGCCAAAGTCCGGCGCTTCGTGCCTGGGCTTGGCCTTGATGCGTCCGCTTTCATACCGATGCAAAGTATATGCCACCTTCGCGCGAAACTCGCCCTCGCCGCGACCGGGGCGCGATAGGTCGGCTTTGGCGGCGTATTGGGGCCACGCCTCGCCGAATAGTTCCTCTGGCGTGGGGGTGCGCCCTAGGCGGCCGTTGAGGTCCACACAGACGGCTAGGATGGTGTCCCGCATATACTGCTCTCGGCCGTCCGCGACGCGCTCCAGCGGCGTCCCTAGCGGCCCCGGGGAGGCAACGCGGACGATGTCGGCGGAGGCGCCGGATTGGGCTGGAGCGTCGCCGCAGATTAGGTCGGTGAGCCAATCCGGGCAGTCCGCTACCGGGACTTCCTCGGGGTGGCAATCCACGTCCCATGCATACTCACGGCCGTTCGCATGGGTGGAAGGGCACGCCACGATGAAGCCGCCATCGCCCCGAACATCCATGCCGGGCAGGATGCGCTTTCGCGTCGAGACGTGCTTCCCAGGGTGGCGTAGTACCACGTGGCACCCTCCGCCCGGCGTAAAGGCGCGCACGCTCTGGGGTAGCCCCCTGCGCTCTAGGTCCGCCAGGGTTTCGAGGCCGAGGCTATCTGCGTCGAAGTCCAACACGATGGTTCCGGATCGCGATCCTTGGATTAATCCCACGCCGAAGTCCCGGCGATCGGCGAACCAGGCGAGGATTTGGTTTTCGTCCGCTGGAAGTTTTTGGTATCTGATCCATTGTTCCGCCGGCATTTTTTCGCCCCGCCGCACGGGGACCACCGACCACCCGAGCCCGGAATAGACCCTAGCCCAATCGAGGGCGGTGCGCGGGGCGGGCGTCGGAGGTGTCAGTGTCATCACGGCGGGGCCTCTAGGTGTCGAGGGTGGCCGGGGCGGCTTGGATCGCCGCCCCGGGGTATCCTTAGAACGGCAGATCGTCCGCGTCATCGGCCGCAGGCGCCGGGGCCGGCGCGGCCTTGCGCGCGGGCGGCGGCACGTGGTTAGCGGCCGGCTTGGGCGCCGGGGCTGGCGCCGCTCCGGCGGCCGGCGGCGGCACGGTGCGATCGCCAAGGGCCGCCGGACGCTCCACCCAAGATGCGATCTTGAACCGGGGCGCGTAGAAGGTGTTGGTGCCCTGCGGCGTCTTGGCGGCGATACGGTCCGAGCCGTCCACCTTGACCACCGGTACCAGTCCCTTCGCGGCTTCGGGCGCCGCGAGGAACACTTGATGCAGCGCGTCAACCGCGTTCATCAGGGTCTTGGAGCTTCCCGACAGATAATAGGCGTCGGCGTCCCCGAACGTCTGCTTGCTCATCACCTTGAGGCGGAAACCGGGAGCGAAGGCGCGTCGCGGCTTTTCGCCGGGCCGCATGGCGTCCGCCATTTCCTGAGGCTGCGGCGGGACCGGATGGCCATACGGGACCATCAAAAACGACGGCGGGGAAGTGATCTTCATGTAGCCGATTTCGAGGCTACCGAAGTCCACCAGGAAGGTAGGGTTCTGGAATGGCTCGCTCTGCGAGTTGGTCCACATGCCGTCTTGGTCCTGGATACGCCTCGTGATGGTCCAAAAACCGGTGCGGGCGTCGCAGTTGATGCGGCCGAGAAACTCGCCGCCGCCGCTGCCGGTGTCTGATCCTGGGATACCGAAAGCCATGGTCTTTCCTTTCTGCTGTCGGCTGTTCAAAGGGCCGCCGACGGTTGCCCTTTTCCCGGCTTAGAAGCCGAAAACCTCGCGGCCGGTTGCCCGCGTGTGGGGGTCCGACCAATAGAATGCATCGTAGTTCGGGACCATGATGGCCGCGATTTCCGCCGGATCGGCGGAGATGGCTAGCAGCCGTTCAAGCCTTTGTGCGATGCATGTAAGGGCGTGAATGTGTTCGTCCGCGCTTTCCAGGCGATATACGCCGATCTTGGCCGGCGTGACGTACGCGACGCGCGCCTCCTGGTTCCTGCCATGGATGTAGAGCGCCACTTGGCGCGCGTGCGATGGCGTGATCTGCGACGTCAACTTGAGTTGCGTTTTCAGGTCAACGATCAAGCCGTGATGGGACCATCCGAAGTCCAGATACCCTACCAGCGGCACGCTAACGCCGGGCAAAGCGAGGTCTATGCGGGTTTGCACCATGTCCGGCACGCCGTATTGCCGGAGTTCGGCGAGGCCGATCTTGACGATCCCGGGGACTGCCGCGCGTTCGGTTTCGCGCTTGGGATCGCCCGACAAAGCCGTGAGCCGATCGTATTCCTTAATGGCGATGGCTTGGCAATCCTCGATTGAGGCTTCGGGGTTGAGTAGCCCATGCGTGATGCCGGCCTCGCTGGCGCTCCCGCGATGGGCGGCGGCGCCGACCTTGCCGCGCTTGCCTAGCAAGCGCTCCATCACCCATAGCGCCGGCTCGGCGGCGTATAGGTTGAGGCTGCTGGCGCTTAGGTGCGCGATGCCGTGGCGTTCAAAGGCGGTCATTGGTTCTAACTCCTGCGTTAGAGTGTCCCGCCACGCCTCGGAAGATTTCCTTATCGGTGCAGGATGGATGCATGAACATTCCGCGATGCTCGGGCCGAAACATCCCGCCGCAATGGAGGCATTTGCGGAACGGCAGCACAATCTTGGGCTCTTTTGGTTCCGCTGCGCCCTTGCGATAAATCGCGGCTTTTTCCTTAATGTGCTTGTGGTTCCGCTTTATGGCGAGCGAAATCTTATAAACCGTCTCGCCCCGGTCTATCATTTCCTCCATCATGCGTTGATCGTCGGCTGTCCAAAGCCGATTGCGGCGGGGCTCGGGCGGGTTGTAGCCCATCTCGATCAGGGCTTCCCAAAGGGGGCGCGCGTGGTGACGGCTACGCAGCACGTCATAAATCTCCGGCCATGGCCTTCCTTCGTCGGCTAGGGCCTTAAGCCGGAGCTTCGTGTCTTCGGTGACGTGCTTCATGCGTTCGCCCCGATCCAGGCGCGGCGCCCATATTCGGCCAGGAGCAGGGCCTCCGCGCGCCCGTGGTCCTTCTTGCGCGCGAGGCTATCCGCCCCGTCGGGGAAGAGCCGGAGGGCGGCGGACCGCGCTTCGTCCTTGTCCGCGCTGACGTTCATCGCACGCTTCCATATCGCGGGCCGCACGGATCGCAGCGGGATATGGAGCCCGACGATCACGCCGATCGCCACGCCTTCGGACAAGCCGAGGGAATGTGCCGTCGATCGCGGAATGGCCGGCATGGCTTGGGTTTTTTCGACGGTCGCCATGCGCGCGTCATCCCACTGGGATAGCAGAGACACGAGCCCAGCCACGTTGATTTCGCTGCCAGCGATTGGCATGTCGGCCAGGTCAATCAGTTTGCCCTTGCCGTCGATTGCTGCGATGGCGCCGGTCTTGCCGGGATCGATGCCGAGGAAGATCATCGGCGTTGCCCCATCGCCGCGATGGCCTCTGATGCCTTGAGGACGAAGCCGGCGGCGGTGTCGGCATCGTTGTTGATCACGAGATCGGGCACGAAGTCGGCAAGTTGGCCCTCGCTTTCGTGTTTCCATGCCGGGGGCGCAAAGCCGGCGCGATCTATCCGGATCACTATTCCGCCAAGGTTCACGCGGATGAGTTCCGCCTCGTTGAGAAATCGCACGTCGTCAAAGACGACTTTCTTGCCCCTGCGGCGAACATACCGGGCTCCTTGTCCGGCGGCGTCCACCCAAATATGACGGTGTATCATTTGCCGCCCCCAATCAGTCCCGAGCGTTTGCATAGCGTGTCGCGGCGTGGCGCCGCATAAATAGGCATTGGGGACTTCCTTTCCCTCCCCACGCAGGGCGTCCTTGATCTCGCGTTCGGGGCATCCCTGCCAGCGCATCAGCGTAGCTAGCATCTCGCGCAGCGGTGCGGCGAAGCTAAGCCGGCGGTAGCCGTGTCCGCGCAAGCATTCGGCCAGCGTGGTTTTCCCGGAGCCGGGGACAAGGGAGTAGAGGCCGATTACGGTCATGGCTTGATCATCTCCAAGGCCTCGGCCGCGTCGGACCGAGACGGGAACGGGTAGCCGTGCCAGGTGCGCCCAATCATGCGCCGCACCCCACGTCGCAAAGGTTGATGTGCTCTAGTCCGTCATCGTCGGGATGCGGGGCGGGTAGCTCCGGCTGTGCCAGCACGGATGCCCCGATGCCCGCGTAACCGCCGCGCCATTCCTTGCGGAATAGCGAAACGCGGGGGACCGTTCCGCGCATCACGGCTTCCCGCTCCATCCGTGCCCACCATTCGGCGCGGTCTGGATGCGTGCGCCAAAGCCGTTCGATAAACGCGCGGCGCTTGAGAAAGCACCCGTCGCAGTTTCCTTGCCACGGCCCGGCCAAATCAAGATCGAAGTTCTGCCGGGACCACCAATCGAGAACATCGGCCTTTGTCACGCCCGCGTCGGCCAGCGGTGCGACGACCTTGCGAGACTCTGACCCCGCTTTTTTCTGCCGAGCCGGGTCTTTCAGCCGGTTGACCCGATCCATTTCGTCGGCCCGCAGTCCGACCACATGCGTCCATATAGTGCCGCGACCATACTGCTGCACGCACCATCGGCGGATCGTGTGGATTTTGAGCTCCGTTGTGCAAAAACGAGCGACGGGTCTAGGCAGGTAGTTCTTGGCGCGGATAGCCGCCTCGAACGGCTCTCCGTTCCGAGCCGCCGTCTCGTAGGTTACGCGCGCGGCTGATGTTTTGCCGGTTTCAGGGTCGCGTCGGTATTCGAGCCAAACAACATCCACGCCCCAATGATCCGCGCAGTCCCGGACAAAGCGCAGCGTGCCTTCGTGCTCTCGCCCGGTGTTCGCGAAGCATACAAGCACGTCAGACGGAAGCGCGCCGCCGTGTGCCTGGACTACGCGCCAAAGCATGTACCCTGACGTTCGCCCCCCGCTAAACGAGACGACGGCCGGGCCGTGGATCAGAAACGGATCAGTGCCCGCAATCATTTCAACATCTCCAAAGCCTCGGCCGCGTCGGAGCGGCTTGGGAACGGGTAGCCGTGCCAGGCGCCGCCGGGGGCGCCGACGATCCAGAACCAAATGCCCATCTCGACGATGCGAGCGGCGATCATTCGGCGAAAAGCCCTACGGCTTCGTCCTGGCGACGATCGCCGTCAACCGATGCCAAGTTTCGGACCGCTTGCTTGAAATAGGAGGTCTTGAGTTCTACGCCGGCCGCCCTGCGCCCCTGGTAGACCGGCGCGTACA